CCCATCTAGCCCACGCCTTCCCAGACAGTGGGTTTGCAATAAGTTTTTGCAAGGGGGTGTTCAAGTGGAATGCGTCATGATATTTCTGAAGAACATGTCTGGTATCTTCGCATCCCATAGTTATTGCGGTGTCTATGTCATATGCGCTTGGCAAAAATACGAAGGGTAGTGCTGCACTGATAGATTTTTGTGCATCGGTGGGGTTTACTCCCTTCTTGTCGCATTGACGGTAAAGATATCTCCACACCGCTAGTTGGTTGGCTTCTGTGGTCTTTGGTACCCCACTAAATTCCAGTTTTGCTAGCCCAACCAAGTTCCGGACAAACCTCCCATGATTCTTCACGATGTGTTGGGAAACTTCAGGTTGGATCTCGGTTCCTTCCGAGTCCATTTCCCTTGGAGTGATGATGATTTTGGTTAGTTCATCCTCCATTCTATCGTGGATAAATTCGTTGTCCTGCTCCTCCAACTTAGATATTACGTCTTCGTAGCACTGACGCATGTGTGTGGATCGTTGTTGGTTGGAGTCTATTCGAGATATCTTTTTATAATTACGGTAGAGTGTGTAAATTCCATATGAAGCCAGTGCTGCGACTCCACACACTACCATACCTTTGCCAACCCCAGAAGTGCTGGTTGAAGCTTCAACCGGAGTAGAACTCTCCCACGCCCACCGTTCCTTGGGCGAGGGAGTGCTTACCGTGGTGAAACTCCTATATATGACTTCTATCGTTTTCTTTGGCAAGACTTTGAACAGAAATGTTATAACACTATCAATACATTGTGGGATCATTTTGAAAGTGTCCAGAATGTATTGATATGATGACAATGGATCACTTGCGTGAATCTCTTGGATGTCACACCATTGTCTCTCAGTGAGATCTGGGAAGATGGACTGGAAATAGTCCTTGGGTGTTGCCATTAAGTCTGCAATCTGATGTTGGCAACACCCCAGTCTCCTCATAAGTATTTCTGTATCAAATGATGACACCAAGATTTTAACTTTGGATAGTGGTGCATCTATGTGGAGTGCCAGGCTACGCAGTAATCCATCTGCTTGTAATATGTTGTCTTGTAAGACTAATAGGCCTGGTTCGAAAGTTGTGTGTAGCTTGTTAGCCACATCTTCGAAAAAACGTATTATAGAC